TGTTTTAAATATACTATATTAATCAAGTTGATATTTACTTGATCAATAAATCAAATTAATTGGTTTTATTATCAATATTTTTTTTCAATTTTTTATTGATGAGCTTTGCGATTCAATAAAAAAATGCTCAAAAGAGTCAATTTTTTATTGATGAGCTTTACGATTCAATAAAAAAATTCTCAAAAGAGTCAATTTTTTATTGATGAGCTTTACGATTCAATAAAAAAATGCTTGGATAAAGTCAATTTTTTATTGATGAGCTGTGAAAGACGAATATTTTAAGACCTAACCTCTAGTTATTACTTGACAATTAATAGATTCTGGTTCAAAGTATTTTACCAATTGATCTACAATCCATTGTGTATTAGATTCACCACATGTAAATACATCTAATGCTATATATGCATGTTCAGGCCATGTATGAATACTTAAATGTGATTCAGCTAATAAGTATAAAGTAGTAAAGGAACCAGGTGTTCCAAAATGATGGGTTGTTTGACTCAATAAATTAATTTTAGCATCAACTAGAGTATTTATTATAAATTTATCAAATGTTTCATATGTATTAGATGTAATACATTCTAGTTTATTTATATTCACTTTAAACATATCACAAATAATATGTCTCCCCCCTGCTTGATAAGAATTAGTATCCATATATTAATACTATTAGAAAATAAAATTTACGACCATGACTCTTTTGTTCCTCCTAAATAAGGTCTACCATGACCTTCATCTAACATTATCTGATTTATAGATTTAGTTTCAATTCCATTCCAGACTATGACAAGTATTCTTCCATACTTATCAAAGTCATCACATTCAACTTTAATTAATCCACTAGAATTAGCATTTAGTAATTGTTCAAATCTTTCTTTTGCTGCTTTAGCCATCTCTTTTTCTTTATCACGATTAGCATTTAAAACTTGTAGTGATTTATCTGGAGTTTCCTGTGTTACTTTACGTGGTTTCATTTCAGGAGAATCATATCCTAAACATCTACACCTATATTTTATTATATCTCCCTTCCAGACCCAACATATACTAAATGTATCGCCGTCATAGATATTACATGGTCTTGCATAAAATATTTTTCCTTTCCAATTAAAATATGGAATTTTAGTTGGATCAATTAATTTAATTTTTTCTATATCTTGATGATAATTTTTATCAGTTACACAAACATTAATATTTGATTTTAATGCTAGTTCAGATAATGTATCTTTTTTACTCGAACAGATTCCCATGATTATTCTTTTATTGTAAATTTACTAGATAAAGTTCCAAGATAACTAGTATATCAATTTTTTTTTAATACAAAAAATATATAGTTTTGCTTAAAATGATATTTAAAAAAATAATTTAGTCAAAAAAAATTATGTGATATATAAATATATATATAAAAATGATGAAGTATGTCGCTGAATTCCTTGGAACTTTCTTCTTTCTTTCAGTTATCCTTGCTGCCACTGCCAAGAATGCCCTTGCACCTGCCTTAACCCCTATTATGATTGTTGTTGGTCTTCTTGCTGCTATTGTTGTTGCCGGACCTTCCAGCGGTGCTCATCTTAACCCTGCTGTATCAGTAATGATGGCACTTAACAAGTCTCTTCCTGTTGCTGACTTCCTTCCTTATGTTGGAGCTCAACTTCTTGGTGCCGTTGCTGCTAAGACTGTTTTTGATATGATGAACAAGAAATAAATATCCTAATCTTTTGAAAACAAATAAAATTACTTTTTTTAATTAACTTATAATTAATTAAAAAATTTATGATTTCATATTTAATAACATTTCACAATTTGTATTTGATTCATTACTTTGTAAACATTCTTGATACTTGTTAAAAATGTCATTAGATGTTAAAAAACTTGGTTGAATATCTGGAACACTAGGATGTTGAACAGTTAAATCTGGAACTGGGTCTCGATGTTCAGGAGTTGTTTTAGGTTCAAAAATTCTTCTTGCTAAACTGGAACCAATACCTAATCCAAAACCACTAACCATTGAATCAACAAATCCTGATCCAAAAGAATTTGATCTAGTTTGTGCTTGAGGTGTTAAAGGTGCTGGTGGTGCTGGTCTTGGTATTGTCCTAGTTTGACCTTGTTTTGATTGACCTTGTGTTAAAATATGTGATTTTGTTGATCTGGGCATTTGTTATTTAATAACACTTGATATTTTTTAAATAATTTAATTAATTAAATTAATTATATTTTTCCACCAAACTGTTCAAGAGCTTTTGCATTTGATTCAGAAGTATACCATGATTTTCTATCTGGATCCCATCTACAACCTAATTTTTTAGCCTGATCTTTTTTATCAAATGATATCTTTAAATATATTTTTTTAACTTCATCTTTTTTATCACCAATTGATGCATTTGCTAGATGATCTGCTTGTTCATTACCTAATGAATGGATATCTTGTTTACCAGTATGAGCTTTAATATGAACTAATTTGATATTTGGGTTTGATTTGCAAGCAAATTGTTCATAAATTTGTTTTACTAGTTCTTTATTTGAAATTATTTTTTTCCATCCTTCCTTTTCTAATTTATCTCCATAAGTTGTCAAACACCATATTCCATAAATTGAATCTGTGAAAAATGCGACTTTCTTCCCATTTGTAATTTCTGTACTTAGAATAGAGTAAGCTCGTGAAAGCGCACTAAGTTCAGCTGTATTATTTGATTGTTTTCCTTGAATTGGTTCAGATACATTTCTTGGATCTTCTGGACCAAAATAAATACCAATTCCTGCTTTAGCATTTGGTCCACCATTTGCTATACAAGCCCCATCTGTATATACTATAATATCAGGAACAAAATCACCTAACTCTGACAAAACTGAATTTTTAGTAGATTCTTTTTCATTTGATTTAGATAGTTTTTTCATAATATCTTCTAATGTATATTTTTCATCTAAATCTACATCTTCAACAATTATTTTAGAAACTGTTTTAGTTGGTTTGTCATCTTCCGAATCTGAAGTATCAAAGTTAATATTTGCTCTTATAGTATCTTCTTCTTCTCTTGTGTTAATAAAACTTTTTGTCGGGACAGATTTTTTTTGAGATATTATAGATTTGTGTTTAGATGTTATTTTTGAGTTATAATCCGACTCCGATTCAGATCCAGAATCAAACGTAATCTCTGAATATTTTGATTTAGATTCATTTGGAGCTTGTGTTTTCTTTTGTACTTGGGCTTGTACTTGTGTATATTTAGTAAATCCTTTTGATGGATTTTTACAAAAATCATTTGCTTCCTGTTCAGATGTAAATTTTTTAAATTTAGCACCAGGAAAATCTTTTACAGATTTTTCACATTCAGTCCATGTTAAAAAGATTCCTTTAGTTCTCCCAGATGCTACTCCATAAAAAACTTTTGAACTCATTATACTTGTTATACTTAATTTAACAAATAAAAGTTTAAATAGATATAAAAATCAATTTTTATCCAAGTGTATATATAAACTGTGTTTAGAAATTAGATCCGACTTTTAATAAAATCAGTTATACCCATAGATATCATAAAATGAGGAATTGATCTTGATAACATTAGTCCAAAACCTTTGTATGGATTAGCCCAACCATCAAATTTCTTTCCAGACATCAATACTGTTTTATAATAATCAACTGGTTGAGTAAATATACTACATGTCAAAGTTGTTGCAATTGATGCAAAAAAATGGTTAGGTAAATTTAATTTATAAAAATCATACACAGGAAATAATAAAGAATACAAAACAAGATTTTTTATAATAGATCCTGAATAACCTGAATATAAAGTTCGAATAGTTATGACAGGACTTTTAACGAGATCTAAAAGCAAACCTTCCTTAAAAGATAATGTAGATGATCTTTGTATATGATTCTTCCATACATCAAATGGATGAGAAAGAGCTGATCCAGCAAGACCTCCAAGAGCGCCATTCACAGAATTTGATATAAAATCATCAGGTTCTGTCTGTCTCAGATCTTTAATAGTATGATATAGATAGTATTTGGATGAAGTAGAAAGTATTTGAGATGCAAATGCAGGTCCTGATGCTTGAAAAAATCCTTTAATCCCTTGGGTTTGATATAGTTCAGATACTATTTGCCAAGGCTTGGCCTTTGACTGAGTTTGTGTTTGATAAATAGTTTTAACAGTACATATTGGTAGAGTTAAAACTTCAGCGCATGTAGTTCCTATTAAACTTGATATAATATGTTCCATTGCTTTATATTAACTAAATACAATCCAAACAATAAAAAAAATCAATTATTTGTTAGATTGATAATTAAAATTTATATTTCTTATATATAAAATGTATTGGTTAAATTTTAGTTTAGTTTTATCAAGTTTAGGGTTAGTATTAGTATTAGCTTCTGATACCCAATGTCCTAATGTTCCTACTACTCCATCTGATCGTAGATCTAATAAAACTACTTTTAGACTAATGCAGTACAATGTCGAATGGTTATTTACTGACTATTACTCAAATGCCCAATGTCCTGGATCTGGATGTGCATGGTCTAATCAATCTCAAGCTCTAACTCATATGAAATCAGTTGCTAATGTTATTAGTAATTTAAATCCAGATTATGTTAATTTATGTGAAGTTGAGGGTTGTGATGAACTTGATGAATTAGTTGAACAGCTAGATGGTTCTTATCAACCTTATTTAATAAAGGGCACTGATTCAGCAACTGGACAAAATGTTGGTATAATTAGTCGTGTAGACCCAAATGTTAATTTATATCGTGATGAAACAAGATACACTTTTCCTATACCAGGATCTAAATGTGGTTATACAGGAGCTTCTGGAACATCTGGAACATCTGGAACTTCTAAACATTATATTACTGAACTTAAACTTGGTGAATATTCTATAGCTATAATTGGTTTACATTTGTTAGCAATACCAACAGATCCAACTAGATGTGCTGAAAGAGAAGCTCAAGCACTTGTTGCTCAACAAGTTGCTTCCAAATATTTGACAGCTGGTTATGAAGTTATAATTTTAGGTGATTTAAATGATTATGATGGAGCTGTATTGGATGCAAATAAATCTGTACCAACATCTCAAGTTCTTGAAATTCTTAAAGTAGGAGGCAAGTTAGTAACAACTAATACCTGGATTGATCAAGATAGTCGTTATACTAATTGGTGGGATAAAGATAGCTCGTGTGTTTCAACACCAAATGAATTTACTATGATTGATCATATTCTAGTTACACCAAGACTAGCTAATAAGATTAAATCAGTATTTGTATATCATGGATATGAAGAATTTTGTGGAACATATAATTCAGACCATTATCCTGTAATTGTTGATTTTGAATTATAAAATAAAAAAAACTAAATATCTATAAGTACTATACCTACTTCTATTACTAGTAATACCAGGAAAAAAATAGGATTAATATGTAAAAGTGTAGGGACATTAACAACTGGTTGTTTATTATCATTAAAATCAGAAACTGATCTAAAATATTTAGTTTTATTTATTGGTTGATCCAAGTAACTAAACATAAAATATGTATTAACTAATCCTAACATTACAAGTGTAAGAATTAGAATCCTGAACATATAATAATATATATATATTTTCCATAACAAATAAAATTTTCAATATTTTCTTATATTATAGATGTTAAACGCACTTGTTATATATCCTAATATACAAAATTTATCAGAGTTTTTAGATGGGATTAAAAATTACACGCAAATAATTAATTTTGAACCAATTAGTTTATCCAATAAATATCAATCAATTGGTTTTGTTTGGGAAAATTCACCAGACTTCCATCATATTCCTTGGGGGAAAACTTTTAATTTAGATGTAAATAAATGGTTTTCTGATGAATTTATACAATTTATTAAATTAAATCCTAGTATTACTATTCATTTGATTACATGTAATTTATTTACAGAATCTTTTATTCTTTCAGTTAATAAACTAAATCAGATTTATCCTACAGTAAAAATTGGATATGCACTTGGTGAAATTGGTTCGGAACCAGGTACATGGTACTTGGACAATTTAAATATAAATATTAAATCAATATATTTTACAGATAAAATCGATAAATGGGATCATACTTTATGGTACTATCCATTTTTATCATCTTTTAATTCCAAACCAAATAAACTTTGTACTGGTGGAACATTAGTTGGTATTCAATATAGTGCTTATAATGGGGCTTGTAATCATACATCTGTACTTTATCCAATAGCCAATACATCTGGAACTATATTATCTGTATTAAAAACAAATAATTCTGTTTTAACTTTTGATCCTTGTTCTATCCAAACTAACTGTTATAGTATTTCTCCAAAAGTAGTTGATATCTTTACAAACTATTACTCATTCGCTGCATTAAAATCAGATGGATGCGTAACTGTTTGGGGTGATAATGCTTCTGGGGGGTCAATCCCATCTGAAAAAATTCATTTATTAGTAGATATTAAAGATATTACTCCAACTGTGTATGCTTATGCAGCTTTAAAATCAAATGGTTCTGTTGTAACATGGGGTGAAAATATTTTTGGTGGTAATTCATGTATTGCAAATTATATTGAATGTACTAATAGTATTGTAATTAATTATGTATCAATTCAAAATTTAATTAATTATTGTGTTGTAAAAGTATTTTCTAATTTATATTCTTTTGCTGCTCTAAAAATAGATGGTTCAGTTGTAACATGGGGTTATTCGCTAGCTGGTGGCAATTCAAGTATTGTTTACTATTCAATTGGTTCAAATGGTAAAGAAGTAATTAAAAATGAAGTATGTATGAGAAATAAATTAACTTGTAATATAGTTAATATTTTTTCTACTAAAAATGCTTATGCTGCATTAAAATCAAATGGTTCTGTTGTTACTTGGGGTTCATATAAATATGGTGGTGATTCTAAATGTGTTGGATCAAAACTTTTATCTGGTGTTATATATATTAGATCTACAGGTTCTGCATTTGCTGCACTAAAAACTGATGGTTCAGTCGTTACATGGGGTTCAGTAACATCTGGTGGTAATTCAACAGATGTCAGTTCAAATTTACTTTTTGGTGCTATTAGTATTTGTAGTACAATGAAAGCTTTTGCTGTTCTAAAAGCAAATGGTTCAGTTGTAACATGGGGAGCTCCAACATATGGAGGTGATTCATCATCTGTTGCATCAAACTTGGCTTGTCATGTAGTCGGATTATATAGTAATCACTATGCATTTGCTGCTATAAAATCAAATGGATCAGTTGTAACATGGGGATATGGAATATATGGAGGAGATTCATCTAATGTATTAAATCAAATTTCATCTAATGTTATTGGAATATATTCATCTACTAAAGCATTTGCTGTTTTAAAACCAGATAACTCTGTTATAACCTGGGGTGATTTTTGGATTGGAGGTAATTTATCAGTTGACTCGAGTAAAAAAATAACTTGGATTGGTGGAGGAAATAATTTTTCATTTATTAGTACTAAACAACAAGTACCTCTACAACCAATATTAGCATCAGTATCATCTTGTTTAGCACGTGTTAATCAATATGATGTTTCATGTAATATTACTGGATTCGAGTACAAATTAATTAATTGGACTAATAATTGGACTAAACTTGATTTGTCAACTTGTAAAATTAATAATCTTGGACCAAATAAATTATATTATATTGGTTTAAGAGCTTTTAATCTTACAGGAACAAGTGATACAAATGAATTCGCAGTTCAAGCTAATTCAAATGGTACTATTCAAATTAATATTGTATACTCAAATGTTTCAACTCAAGTTGGAACAAAGTACTGGATTGATATTAGTAATGGAGTTTATTATGATCCTAATACAGATATAAATACAACTATGTGTTATACAAACTCCAATACTAGTAATAATAGTACTTCTTGCAATGCAACAAATTCTTGTACTAACTGTGGACATTGTATCCCTGGGCCTGGGTCTGGGTCTGGGTCTGGGTCTGGGTCTGGGTCTGGGTCTGGGTCTGGGTCTGGGTCTGGACCTATTTGTAGATCAAATTGTGCAACTTGTGGTAGAATTTGTGGTGGAACTTGTGGTAGAACTTGTAGTTGGACTTGTGGGTTATGTTTACCAATATCACCAATATGTTTTGTTGCTGGTACACCAGTAAATACTGATCAAGGAAAAATTCCAATTGATCAAATTAATCCATTAATTCATACTATAAGAACATTTCCAATCAAAGCAATAACTAGAACTATTTCACCAATTGATTGGTTAGTATGTATTGAACCTAATGGTTTGGGTCAATCTATCCCATCTATCCGTACAATAATTTCACCAAACCATCAAGTTTTTAATCCCCAGACCAGATCAATGATTGAAGTTCAGTTACTAATTAAAGATGGACAAAATTCTAATTTAATATATCCTGTAACTTACTCGGGTGAAGTTCTTTATAATGTGTTACTATCAACTCATGAAAAAATGATTGTTAATAATATGATTGTAGAAACTCTAGATCCTTCAAATACAGTAGCACAACTATATTTAAAAAAATTTAGTAAAACAAAACGTGATTATTTAATTAAAACATATAATCATTTTATTAAAACAAAATCAAAACATGATTTTGATCATTTTATTAAATCTTCAACTACTTAAATTAATTTTTTTACTAATAATATCCTTCTATCCTAACATAAATATCTGGAATTGATTGATATGTTGATGCAAATAGTTTGCATATCTCATTGATATCTCGCATATGTTTTATTTTTATAAACTCACTAAACTTTTCCGACATATATCTATAATTGCATCTAAAAGTATTTGTTTCTTGTTTAATAATCCAATCTAAATCATTTATCCCAACATTTCTAAATACTAAACTGTTTTTATGTGCACGGAAAAATAAAACAAATTCTGAGAGTGGAAGTATTGTTCCTTCAGGTATCATATGAATTTAATCTAATTATATAAAAAAAAACTAGTAATTTAACCTTGTATCTTTATAAATTTAAAAAATTGTCTAATGATTTAGAATAATTCATTAAAGCCCCTGGTTCTAGTAATATCTCAATATATTGTTTTGCTAGTTCTTTTGTTTTATTTTTAGATGATTTTTCAAATGTTTTTTCAAATTTGGCAAAAATTTTCTTTGCATATTCTTCCGACCACATATATGAATAAAATTTACCCCCATATATCCCAACTAAATGCGGCCATGCATTTAGAACATTAATTTCTTTTGGAGTTTTAGTTACTCCATAAAATTTATTATTTAATTCTTGGATTAAAGAAAAATGATTTGAATTTTTTGAAGAATGTAATTCTAAATCTATAAAAGATTTTATCATATATACAGAATATTCAATAGGATATAATGTATTTCTATAAACAATTAATTTATATACTAACTCGTCTGTTATTAAATTTTTGTACTCGGGTTTTACTATTTGACTCAGTCCATAAACTGTATATGCCCAGTTCTCCATAAACTTTGAAGGAATCTCTATATAATCTATTGGAGTCATCATCATACTACTTGAATATATCTGAGATTTTGATGTTAACAAATGCATCATATGACCAAATTCATGTAGCAAAGTAATAACATTATCAAATAAAATTTTTGATGTAAAATTACATATTAACATCCCTATTGGTAAATTAAATTGTGATCTTGATGCAAGTATTTGTACTCTTGCACCTGGTATTTTATATGGTTTAAAAAATATATCTAAATAAAAATAACCAATTGGTTTGTTAAATCTTGAGACTGCATATAACTTGATATCTGGACTGTAAATAAGTTTTGGATCTAAAATTTCTTGCATGTTAAAATCAAATATTTCTTTACATATTGTTAAAACTCCTGAGAGTAATGAGTTAACATCAATTAACTTTTCTATTTGTTCTAATTTAAAATTTGATTTGGATTCTTTAATTTTTTCAGAATAAAATTCCAAATCCCATAAATCTATATTAGATAGGCCTATTTCTGATTTAATTTGTTGAACTGATTCATATGGATTATATTTTTCAAACATTTTGGACAAAAATTCAGTAACACGAGTTTTTGTCTTTGCCATTGTTGTATCTAATATTAAATCTGAATATGATTGAAACCCAAAAACATTTGATAGTTCATGTCTTTTTTTTATAATCTGTTCTAGATTACTAGAATTAGATTTAGAATCCTCGAAGTACTTTAAATAAACTGCTTGACGGGTACTTTTTATAACACAATACTTTAATATATGATTATATGACGACTTGGTTAGTACTAGATTAGAACCAGATTTTTTAATATATTCATCACAACCTTCAAGTTCTTTATATGATAATTTAATAATTATTGGATTAGATGATAATATATCCATATATGCTTGTTTTAACTTGATCATTTTTATTTCTTGATCTATAATAACTTTACCCATATGTATTCCAGAATATCTATAATCTTTAAATATTTTTTCTACATGTACAATCTGTTCTTCAATTAGACTTGATTTTTCATAAGGAAATTTCTGATAATAATATGTTGCAATTCTATCATATACATCTAATCTTTTTGACTGAATTGTATTAAACTCCACTAAAGATCTACTAACTTTTTTTATATACTCTCTAATCTGTTTATCTGGATAATAATATTCTAGACCAAGTATATAAGATTTCAAATTAATTTGTTGATCTATAAAAAGTTTAGAACCAAAACATGTTTGATAACTCAGTTGAGTATACTCAAGTGCTGCAATTTGATCAAATGATTTTATGGTTTCTACTTTAACCAATTGACTCAGTTGATCTAAGTATTTTATATCAATTTGTGAAAAATCAGTCAAATATTCCATAATAAAATATAGGTATATTTTAATTTACAATAAATTTAATTTTAGATAATTAGTTTTTGTTGTTTATCTATTAATTTTTTATTTGTTTCAACAATTTCTCTATAATCATATGTCATATCTGATATCATATCTAAACACTGTTTTTTAACTTTGTCATTTTCATATTCTTTAATTTTCTCTTTTAACTTAGTTTCTTTTTTAGTATCTAACTTAACACCCGCACAGTCCAACATCATTTTTGCAAAAAATAAATGATTCATACCCCTATCATATAACAGTTCTATTATTTTGCTTTTGTCCTTGGTTTGCCACCTACAAATAAAATCTTCATCATAATCAAATAGTTGGACTCTGTTATCTCTCCGATTTGTATTTAATATATTCATACGTTCTGGCTTATCAGGATTAAGATGGTGTTCTTTTATGAATTGTTTGATAGCCTGATCTGGATTAGAAGCATATTCCAAATATTTCTCAGTTGTTACTTTATAACCAGTTTCTCTAAAAGGTAAAAGTTCAACAGCCTTTTTTAAATCGTCTGATGAATTAACATTAATTTGAATATTATTATTGTTATTTAAAGTTCCTATATTATTAGTTGTATTTTGTGAATTAGACATATTATTAGTTGTATTATTAGTTGTTAATGGTAAATTTGTTAAAACCTTTTCAGTATCATTTTTACACACATTATTATTTTTATGATATTCTAAACTTCTTGTATCAGTGAAAAATTTATTACAATCTAAACATTTTATAATTTGTTTTATTTTTTGACAAACATTATTAGCAACATGTTTTTTGTAATTATTTCCTGAAGATAAAATCTTATCACAATAATCACATTTATATTTTTTATTTTTACTCTTTTTATTTTCATATATTTGTGGTATTTTTGAAATAATTTCTGTATTATATAATTTGTAGCAATTAGATACCATCAATGATATTAAATTATTACAATTAATATAATTATTTACATCATGTTTATTATTGCAAATAAAACATTTTATCATACTATATAATATAATAATATTATTTTTAAATATTTTATCCGTACTTTATATTGAGAATTATTATTAATCCGTATATATGCGTATATAATTATAGTTCCGTATTTTTTTATGAGATTAATATTATTATTATATTATTTTTCCGTATGTTATTACGATAATATTTTAATTAAAATTTATTATCTAATTTATATCTAATATAATAAATTAATCTAAAATATTAATCTAAAACGTTTTATTTATAAAAAAATACCGTACTTTTATTCGATAAATAAATTGTTTTATTAATACCAAAAATATGGTTTTCCGTACTAAAGTACCGAGAATTTTTCTGCGAGAGAGAGAGATTTTTTTTTGACCCCCAGAAAAATTTTTACCTTCCAGTCCAGACCGGAAACAAACTATAGAAAATAAAATTGAAAAAATATCTAATCTTTATATCTGGTTATTTTTAAAAATAGTCTTGTTGGTAAAATTTTTATCTAAACAAATCTTTAAATAAATCTTGTATTTTATTTAGTAATCTTATTTATATTTATAAAATTTATGAAAAACTTTATAAATGTAAAATGACCAAAAACTATCATAATATTTTATATCTTGGTTATAATCTATATTATTCTAATTTTTTTATTATATAGATTTACAAATCTATATAATGAATGTAAAATGACCATTTATGACCAAAAATTTTAAATATAATCACATATTTCTCCAATCCAGTTCCCAGAAAGATCTTTTACTAGTTTAAATGGTTTTGCACATCCATAAATTTGATTTGTTTCAACAAGTCTATCACAGTCAACTTTAAGTGCATGAGGAGGGATTTGTTCACCATTAGATTTTAAAATCCCATGTCTGAATATCGCACAATTAATTTGCTCTATTAGTACTTGGTTCCCACAGTGTGGGCATTGGATTATAGGATAATCTTCTTGCATATAATATTATTAAAATAATTTATTTGTTAAATATTAGACTTAAATTATTATTTAGTCTTTAAATTGAATTTTTCATATTCTTGAGCACCTTGTAAATAAATTGTCCATGCATTATCTCGATCAATAAAATCACCAACTTGAATAAATTTACCTGTTTCCAAATCCTTATAATGAGTAAAAAAATACTTGATCTCATCTAGAGTATGAGTATCTAAATCTTTAAATGAAGTAATTGATTTAATATAAGGATCTATTTTATCATCTGGAACTAAAATAATTTTTTCATCACGACCTTTTTCATCAACAGTAACTAATGCACCAATTATTTTACATTTAATATAACAGGTTGCTAAAAGAGGCCTATTACAAATAACTACTGCATCCAATGGATCACCATCACCTCCTAAAGTATCACAAATATATCCATAATTAAATGGATATACAAAAGGACCATGTAAAAATCTATCACATATTAATTCATTTGTTTTATGATCAATCTCATATTTAACATTTGAACCTTGTGGAATTTCAATTTGAACTCTAACAGTTTGTATATTCATTTGTTTTGATAATATTTATATATTTATATATTTAAATATTTAAATATTATTTAATTATTAAAAAATATATTTGATTAATTAAAAAAAATATATTTAACGTCTAGGAGTATCTTAAATATCAATTTCTCCAATATTTAATTCAAATTGATTAGAAATATTTTCAGAAACTTTTAAACAATAAACAGCAGAAGTTGATAAAGGAGCGCTATCTTTCCAGATAACAAAACATTTTTCATCTCCAGTACAGTTGCATCTACTATCATCTGTAGCTTTTAATTTAATATTTTTAAATCTACCAACTCCAGTTGCATAAGGATTAGAACCATTTATACGTGACCATTCGAAAGGAATTGTATTATTAAAGTTTTCTTTTTTGTAACTGGATTGACTTGATTGACTTGAATGTCTTGAATAACTTGAATCACTTGAATCACTTGATTGGCTTGATTGGCTTGATTGGCTTGATTTGCTTGATTGGCTTGATTGGCTTGATCTTTTAAGTTTTCTATCTTTTACTACAGGGAAAGCGAACAAACTAATAATACTGATAAGAATAATGACAGCTAAAATAGATAACCAATGTTTCTTAAAAAACTTGAACATATATATTAAATATTTAGATAATAAAAATCTATACATTTAATATAGATTTTTTATGATGGAACAAGTACATACAGTAGAACAAGTCGCAAAACATTCAACACCAGAAGATGCATGGATAATATTTCAGGGAACTGTTTATGATATAACAAAATTAATTCTTTTGCATCCAGATAGATTATTATTAAAAAAATATTTAGGACAAGATATAGAAAAAGTATTAGTTAGAGGAGGGTTTTCCGAATATTTAAATTTAAATAATGCCTATTCTATTTTATCAAATTATAAAATAGGGAGATTAGTAGAAACATTTAAAAAATTAAAATCTAGTAAAGCTAAACCAACAGAAGAAAAGTCTACAGAAGAAAAGTCTACAGAAGAAGAAAAGTCTACAGAAAAAAAGTCTACAGAAGAAGAAAAGTCTACGGAAGAAGAAAAGTCTACAGTAGTTCCTAAAAAAGTTCCAGCTCAAAGTAATTTACTATTTTTTATTCTACAGCTACTTTTTATAACAGTAAGTTTAGGAGTTGTTTCATTTGTATAAAATTTATCTGCCTTTTTTTCACGTTAAATAATTTATTATATGATATTTTCATTTACATATACATTATAAAATGGTATATCATAAATTTTAGAAGGCCACTTAACAAAATTTGATGCCCAATCATAACAACTATATGAAGTTATATATTTTGCTTTACTTAAAATAAGAAATTCAATAAAACTATTTTTAACAGATTCTTCATCAGAACTTTCTCCAGTATGTTGTATTTTACATAATTCATTATTACAATCAATTGTTTTTATTTTTAAATTTTCTTTTGCATATGTTTTAAAATTATTTGAATTTGTAAATAAAATATCTGATTTTCTATTATTTGCTAATAATAAATCATAATATTTTTTAAATAATTTATTATCTATTGTTATATCTGTATTAAATATATTATCATTAAATCTAAAATGCTTAATTCCAAAATTATTAGGTAAATCTTTTAATTTTTTATTTATTTCATCCATAAGATCATCTTGAGGTTCACATATATATTTTGCAAAATTCTTATCATCTTCAGTTAATTCATTTGGATAACCATTACAATATATATAAATTATATTTTGTTCAAGTAATAATTTTTCTATTGTTTCTTTTATTTCATTATTAGTTTTATCTCCAAGATTTATTATTTTTTTATTTTTGATTATATCATATTCTGATGAAACAACATTTTTAAGATATTTACTACATATATCATCAGTTGCATCTATATTCAAATTTATTTTATTTTTCTTACAATATTGATTTAAAAAAATAGCACCACGTAATTTATCACCAAAGCCATGGTTTGTTTTACTTTCTTTAATTTTATTTCTCCAAATTAAATGTATTGTTTTTTTACATTCTGTATCTAAAAACCATTCTTTTTTAGATATTTTACAAAATGGTGAAAGTAGAATACATAATATCAATATAATTAATAAAAAATATTTCAAGTATTGTTTCATATATATATATAAAAGAAAAATTTGTTAAGATAAAGTTTTTTATATATTCAAGTTTTTATTCTATTTAATTCTAATAAAATTTTATCACATCTCAGTCTAGAATCGGGATTTGAATTAATTAATCTTTCAATTAGCCCATTATATTCATGTGTCTGTAGCACTAATTCAAGTGATTTAATATCAGTGGTACCATCTAACACAGACCTGATTGTAATAACCTTGTGATGGATAGTTACACATTGAAGTAATATTTCAAGTAATATAACTCCTAAAGAATACAAATCTATTGATTGATTATAGTTACCACTTTCAACTTCGGGTGCCCTATAATAAGCACAACCAATTTCTACAGATTTAGATATTTGAAGAGCAAATGAACTGATATTTTTGGATAATCCAAAATCTCCAATTTTAATACAACCATTAGAAAAGAATATATTTGATGGTTTGATATCCCTATGAATAATATCTTGTGAATGAATATATTGAATTCCTTGAACCATTTGAGTCCAGAAGTTTATTTTATTTTCAACTGTATCTGTTAAACTTTGAGTTTCAATATAATCTTTCAAAGTATAATCACATAACTCGGTTTGAATAAAAAGTATTGGTAGGTTAGAAACAGTATTAGTGTCTAAATCAGTGTCTAAATCAGTATCTGAATCAGTATCTGATTTTAGTATATAATTCAGATCAAAATCAACCCATGACGAGTAATATCTTACCACATGAGGATGTGAAAGACTAGATAACATTTTAACTTCATCAAAAACATCATAACCTAAATCTAGTAAATCGTCAGTTATTATAATTTTTTTAATTGCATATAACTTGGAATCAATTTTATGTTTGGATTTATATACAGATGCAAATGATCCTGAACCAAGTTCTCCTACTTCAACAAATGTTTTTGTATAAATATTAATTAATTGACTAGATATAGGGTCAGAGCTATTTGTTAGTAGTTGTGCGGGGTTAGGTCCAGGTCCATTTAGCCTAATGATCATATTTAACAAATTAGTTCGGGTACTTATAAATGCATCTGATCTTGTATCAGGATCTATTATATTACTTGCAATTAGGTATTCAATAGTTCTTTCATATAGTAAATTATTAGATCCAAAAACTATTTCAAGTAATACTAAAACTAACAATGATAGTTTTTTTTCTTTAGGTAATGCAAGAGCATTTGGATCATTATACAAAGCTATTTGTGAGTCCATTTATTAGATTTAATCTTGTTGTATTTAATTAATAAAATTTAACAAGATTAAATCCAATAAATAAATTAAGTCAATTTTTTTATAAAAATTATTTATTATACACGTATCCAACAAATAGCAATAAATATCATTATAACCATATAGATATTATAAATATGGTTTTGTTTCTGATTATTTCTTAACTTTCCAACTTCACGTTCTAAATCAAACAGTTCATTATTTAGTCTAACAATATTTTGAAGAAATTCTGTTTCTCTCTTTTTAAGTTCAACTATTTCCTTGTGTACTTCTTCAATACATTGTTGTTGAACAAATAGATTTGATGGATACAAATCCATCAAATTTTTACCATCTATATTAGTATCAAAAAATGAAACCATATGTTTTAATTTAAGTTTTTTAACACGTGTATAATCTCCCAAACTAATTCCAATATTCAGTAAATTATCACCATTACAATCAGGTCCAATTGAATAGTTAATATTATTATCAACAATGTATTCAAACATTGATTTTGCTAGTCCACTGGTATCAATATTAGTATAAGTAGGTTCAACTAATACTTTATGATGATTTAAATTAGAAGCAGAGTCCATATTATAACCAACTAGATAGTTATCACTACGTTTTACTACAGTAACATTTGATTGTTTGGAGTTTAACTGTGACATAATAATATGTAACTTGACTTTTAAATCATTTCTTATTTCAGGATTTGAAATATTTCTATCTTCAATAATATCATTAAATATAGATTGAATAGAACAAAGTTTACCAGAGTTACGTGCAATAAACATCATAACATCTTTTTCAATATCAGTAAAATCAAGTAATCCTAAAACGCTCATTTTATGTTTGACTTAGCTGATGTAATCCCAAGTATCAATAGAAAAAAATTGCAATTTTTTTCTATTAATTACTATTTTTATATATACATTCATATAAAAATAAAGATGTACTCTAGAACTCAAACTTATCAATCTACTGAACTTTCCAGATCTAAGGATTTGCTGTACTATACTGCACTAAATGATCTGACCAGTATTAAAAGACTTGGGCTAGTAACAAAATCAAATATTAATAGTGTAATTCAGTCTAATACTAAATCCCCAGTACTTCACTATGCACTTGTACATTCAGATGGAGAGATTGCCAAGTATCTTTTAGAACTAGGAGCTGATCCTTATATGGTTAATTCATCTGGAAAAAATTCATTTGATATTTCAATTGATTTACATAAAAGATGTGTGTATGAATATGAAATGTCAAAACGAGATGTTAAAATTGCAGATCTAGGCGAGGAGTCAACACAACTAAAGAAGAAATTAAAGCAAGAAACAGATTCCAAACAATTTTTACAAAAATCAGTTGATGATTATAGATCAAAAGTATCTACTTTAGAAACATCAAATCGTGTTCTCGTACTTGAAAATAGCGAATTAAAAGAACAAGTAGGAACTTTAAAAAGAAAAGTTTCAAGATTAAATGAATCAATAGATGGATTTTTAAATTCAAATAAAAAATAATATATATTAATAATATATATATATTGATGGATAAAAATACTTTAATTTATATTATACTTGGAGTATTAGCCTTATTAGTTATTAGTTCTTTCTTCTCATCTGGAAATTTATTTGAAGGATTTAAGGCGAGAAAATCAATTTTTAAAAACCCATTCTCTAAGAAAAAATCATCTACAAAAAAATCATCTCCAAAAAAATCATTTCTAAGAAAATTATCTCCAAGAAAATCATCTCCAAGAAGATCATCTCCAAGAAGATCATCTCCAAGAAGACCAATTCGAATAAGTGCACCAAAGAGAAGAGGAGGAATTGCTGGTCTTGCTGCTGCTGGTCTTGCTGGTGTTGCTGCTGGAGCTCTAGGAGCTAATCTTCTGAATAGACGTAAAAAAAAAGCTGTTGTCACTACATCTGTAGTATCAGAAGAAACACCTGTTGCAGTAGAAGAAACACCTGTTTCAGAAGAAACACCTGTTTCAGGAGAAGAAACACCTGTTTCAGGAGAAGAAACACCTGTTTCAGAAGAAAGAGTTAACCTTCGTGCTGGTGGTCAATGCCCTCCTTGCCCTTGTCTTGTAAGGGCTCCAACCGCAATTGGATCAGGAGCAACACCAGTATCAACAGAAGCAACACCAGTATCAACAGAAGCAACACCTGTATCATCAGAAGTAACACCAACAACACCATCAGAAGCAACACCAGTATCAACAGAAGCAACACCAGTATCAACAGAAGGAACACCAGAAGCAACACCAGAAGCACCAGTATCATCAGAAGAAGCAACAGAAGCTACACCTGTATCACCAGAAGCAACAGAAGCAACACCTGTATCATCAGAAGCAACAGAAGCGACACCTGCGTCATCAGAAGAAGCACCTGCAACACCATCAGAATAAATTTTATTCTGATTTTTTTATAAAACTATCAAATTTTTTATCAAGTGTATCAAATTTTTTATCTAAATTGTTATGCCATGGATATAATACTTTAGTTTGAAAAGCGAAAGCAGTTGAAGTAATAATCAAGTTTACTAGTGGTAGTAGTTTATTAATCTTATTAAACATATATTATATTAATAAGATTATAAATTTATTGAGTTTAATGTATTCTTAATTCTTTTATTTAAATTCATATTTATAAGATCTAAATCTTTAATAGATTTAGGTTTTTTTAGCCCAGATATAATTAAATCAAGTTCTCTACCTTCATTAGTATCATACCATCCAGATATTTCAATCATACCAGTATCAATTGAATCATGACATGATGAACATAAAACTACTAAATTTGATTTATGATTTTTATGAATATGGGGTTTTGAATTAATACGTCCTTGACTATCAGTATCAACTTGTGGATTAATATGATGAGTTTCTAATGGAATTTCACCAGATTTTGGTATTAGACCACATACTGCACAACTTTGAATAAACACTTTTGAATTATATCTTGATTTTTTGTCTGAACTTAAATTCATTCCATTATACTCTGATAAAAATTCATTGGACAAACTAGTAAATTTTATATCAGAAATCATATGTTGAGCTACTACTAGTCCATAAAAATTATCTCCAGAACCTTCTCTTAAATTTCTATCATATTTTAACTTACCTGTTAAATGATCTTTTTCAACATGTAAATGATATTTTCTAACATTTGTTAATAAACCAAGTCTAGAAAATTTATTTAAATCATGTAAATGTGTTGCAGTGATAAATGATGCTTTTGCTTCAGATAACATAGTTATCATAGTCATAACAATAACTAGTGATGAAACATGTTCAGTTCCAGAACAGAGTTCATCCGCAATAACTAAACAATTTGATGAATTTCTCTTTAAAATAGCTTCAAGTTCAACTAGTTCTAAACCAAAAGTAGATAACCCTTTAAAAATATTATCAGATGATTTAATTCTTGTGATAATTGATTTATATGGATAGAAGACAAATTTAGTTGCAGGAACAAAATAACCAATTTGCGCCATTATCACACAAATACCAATTGCTTTTTGTAGAGTAGATTTACCTGCAGCATTAACTCCAAAAAGTAATATTCCATCTTGTTTACAAGAATCTGTATCAGAACCAGTACCTAGCTCTGTAGATACTGGAATATATTCAGTATCTGTATTAATTCTTTCAACAATAGGATGTCTTAAACCATCTGCTTTAAAATAAGATTTTGCTTCATATTTATTTTCTATTATTGGTTTAGTATAAAAAAATTTGCTTGCACATTTTGCTCCTGAAATTAAAAAATCTAATTGAGCAATTAATTTGCACATAGACTCGATAGACTCAATCCAAGTAGTATTAATATGATCAAGTTCTATTACAAAAGAATCTTTTAGAACTTTTTTAATCTCATCAATATAATCATTAATTGAATCTGATTTTTCTTTTAATTCATCACAAAATATTTTAGTTGATGAACCTTTACCCTTTTCAACAAATCTAATTGATGATGTTTGAATTTCAACAATTTTAGTCCCAATAGTAATTTTAATAGTTTTAGATTTTTTGAGTTCTGATCTGAGAACTTCAGAACGTTTAGTTGTTAGAATTAAAAAATAACCATCACGTTCATTTGAATCTACTTTTACTATTGAATCTATTGAGCCTTTAAAACCTGGATTATTTTTAATAATTGTATTAAAATACTCGGCCAACCCATCCATAAAATATTTACAAATATTAATTGATTCTTGTAGTGCATCAATCTCTTTGTATTTACCAGTAGTAAATATAGTTCCAGTAATATCATTAATTAAATATTTTTCTAACTCTGAAACTTGGAATGTTTTATTAATATAATCAAGTAAACAACCAATATCTAATTTAATTTGCTTGGATGAAATCCCAATGTAATCATCTAGTAGTTTAGATAATAGCTTATTAGTTCGTACTAATTTTATTAGATCTAATCCAAAACTAACATATTTAATCCATTGTGAGAAATCAATTGGATGAATATTTTTAACAGATATTTTTCTACTCAAACGTTCTAAATCTTTAATTTCTGATAAAGTTTGATTAATTTGATCTAATTGTAATTGGTTATTAATTAAATACTCAATAATTTGATAAGATAAATTAAGCTTTAAAGGATCAACCATTGGTTCTGATATTTTTGCTTTTAAATGTCTCCGTCCCATAGGAGTTACTGTTCTATTAATAATGTCAAATAGTGATTTATAAGATGTTTCTAATGAATAATATGATGAATCTTCCTTAACAAATATATCAAGTTGTGATATTGGATTATTCCCCAAATGCATAGAATCTTCTTTAATATAAATTTCAGGCTTTGCAAGATTATTTAAAAGATTAGAATTATGATCATACAAATACATCAATGATATTACTAAAGCATCTTTTCCATAAGTTAATCTATCTAATCCAAGAGTTTCAAAAGGATTTGAATCAGTTTTATATATTTTTTTTATTAGATCTAATTGAAATGATATTTGTTGAAAATTAGAATAACCTTTTAAAGATTTTAATTGCTCTATTGTTTTATGTAAGTAACTCCTAGATTTAAGCTCTAAATAACTAATAGTTTCATCACAAGACTTTACACCAGAAGTAATAATAAGTACTTCACTTGGAGTAAATAAATTAATAAATTTAACAATTTCATCCAAAGATATTTTAACATCATTAGATGTAGAATAACATTCATGAAGTTTAATATATCCTGTAGATGGTTCTGTTAAACAAAGTCCAACACCCCAACCTTTTTTTTGTGATTTATATACATCAATCTCTTCTAAAAATATTGTTAACATATAGTTTGAATCTGGTTTAGATATTTCATTAATATATGTAGACGGAGAATATATTCCAGTAATTGCTCTCTTGGGTTTTGGAGCAGGAGTAACTTGTTCTTCAATAACTACAGTATAACCAACCTCAACAAGCATTTTAATAAATTTATTAGATACAGAACAAGGAAACCCTAACATATATGGATTTTTATTTGATACAGGTAATGATTTATCTTTTTTAGTTACTGAAATATTTAAAATACTTGAAAGTATCTGTAAATCATATCCTTGAGATAAATTTTCATAAGATTCAAAAAACATCCCACATTGTGTAAAAAATATTGTTAGTTTTCCATGTGTTTGTGTATATTTTAATTGATTTGCAAAATAATCAGTATATGCGTTAGACATTCCTATTTTTATTATTAGCAAGTTTTTAAATAATTTTTTTCTTAATTATTATAAATATGCCCAATGATAATTCAGATAGCCTATCAGATATTTCAGATATATCTGATATTCTAGATAATATTTCAGATATATCTGATATTCTAGATAATATATCAGATATATCTGATATAAAAGAAGATAAAGTTTTTTTTTCTATTAAATTTGATTCAAATGAATGTTTATCAGATACAGAATCTATTAATTCATCAAATACATCAAGTACATCAAATTCATACAACACATTTGATACATCTGATTCTCAAATACTAAAAAAGCAAGATATAAAAATAAAATTATTAAAAAATGATTTAAAACAAACAAATTCATTTAAATCGAAAGATGATTTTAAATATACATTTAAATCTGTTCTAGATGAAGTATTTAACCCTAAATCTAAGAAAACAGAAATTAATATTATAGAATCAATTTCTGATTTCGGTGAATTTTCCCACTCAAAATCAGAATAGATAAGAGGCAGTTAAGACTGGCCGTCTCATATTGTATCTATATATTATATGTAGCCTTTTATAT